CTAACAATGACTCCTATCTTAAGTCTCAGAAAGATCAAGGACAACGTTAAAGCTATGACTGGTATTAAGAAATTGAAACCGGTTATCTTGCGTTATCCCAAGTCCCTTACGTCTAAACAACGTATAGAGATCCTTAGGATATATGGGTCAACCTTTGATTTATTAAAGGTTATTGGCTTATCACAGTATGGTCTCTACACTCTTAAAAAGGTGCATGAGAAACATACCTCTATGGTCAAGACGTTACAGTTACTCCAATTGGCAAAGGTCCTCAAGAGGGATTTTCTTTTAATCAAGAATTTCTTTCTTATGGGGACAATTACCCCTTGGGATAATTCATCCATATGACGAAAGGTGACACCCTCTGGTGTTCCTCTCTATCTTTCTGGATTAATTATTAATGAGAATCTTCTCTCGAATTGAGATAAGATTGTTATTATAACTTACTTACGTCTTTACCGTTTAGTCCATATCATATCTCCAACTGATCTTCTAACAATTACTCAACCACAATCTGTGGAGGAGTGAAAAGTTATTAATAAGTTGGGTTATGATATGGAGGAACTGTGACCCTCTTTGATAACTGGTATCAATTTCAGTAACGTTTCTTATAACAAGAACATCGATCATGGTTCATATTTCACTCCCGGTTTTATTTCTATAACCGGTTGATTGAAATCTGGACCTGGATCGAAGAGTCTCTTTCGTTTAATTATCGAGATAGGACAGTATATCAATTCCCCTTTCCTTCGTAGAAACTGTAGACTCTTTATTCAAGAGTTTTCAAAATCTATTAAGGAACTTAAACTTGTATCACGTATCGGGGTTACCCCTGACTACTTGATCACTAAGTTTATTGGGGAAGAGTGAATTAAGAAATTAATTCATCTTCTTCCTGCACGTCTTCTCAGAAAATATGAGCGTGGACCTCGTGTCCTCGCCCAATTTGCTGATGGGATATGTAAGAATCGTTATATTGCCCTTCTCGATTGATTAAGCCAGAGGACTCTTAAACCCTTGCATCATGCATTAGATCAATTACTCCAATTTAAAACTGGAGGAACTGATTATACACATGACCAAGGTCGTTCTATCACCACCTGTAAACTAATATTCAAAAAAGGTTTTCAGGCTTGGTGCTTTGACTTGACTGCAGCAACTGATCGTCTTCCCCTC